GGAGTGGCAACTGTGACTGTTGATCCAAAGATTCCGCCTTCGGCTACGTTAATGCCGTGCTTTACTCTGAAGTCTTTATTTACTGTTGCCACTTCCAACCTCTATTCTTTAATTATGCCTCAATATAGATTTTGTGTACTTTAACAGCAGTATCTGCAGTTGTACCAGTAACCTGTAGAAGAACATTTCCTCCGCTGTATACAGCATTGGTTGTTCCAAGAACAGCGTTGCTAATTACATCTGCATACTCTGTTAAGTAAACATTGTTTGATCCGTCAACTGTAACAAGAACTTCAATTACTTCAATATCTGATCCCTTTTTCATTTGGACGATATATTTAGCGCTTGAGTATGTTGATACTGACCATGAGTCAATTGTTGTTGCTGAATCAGAAGCGGTAGCAAGAGCAGAACCCATAAGAGCATCTGCAAGTGTTACGGATCCAACAGTTACTCCACCAAATGTTGGTGTTGCTGATGTATTAATGCTCTGTGGTAGAGACAATGTAACTGATCCAGTTGAAACATCTGCAGTTACCTGGTTTGATGTTCCAGTGATAGATAGTACACCAGAGTTAGAGATTGCACCAGTTGTATCATTGTATGATAAACCAGTTCCAACTGCATTACCTACTGCATCCTGTGCTCTTTCATCTGTAAACCAAAGATTGGTTGGTGATGCATCTTCCGCAATATCATCAGTTACAAGTGTACGAGTTCCACCAAGTGAGGTAGATGTTCCGTTAATTGTAATTGCTGAATTTGACAGCGATCCATTTGCAATATTTGAAAGTGTATTAGTTCCGCCATCAATTGTTTTATTTATTAATGTTTGAGCGGTAGAAAGATCTGCAGTAATTGTTGTATTGATACTAAATGAATTACCAGTTAGTGTTAAACCATTACCTGCTAGATATGTACCAGCACCAGAGAACTGAGTAAATACAATTGCATCTGTTCCAATTATTGCTGGCTTGTTTGTTTGTACCCATCCAGTGCTAGCGTTTGCTGTTCCTGCATATACGAATATGAAGTCACCAGAGTCAACTTCAGTAGCAGTATCAAAATCAGTTGCACGAGTTGGCTGACCTGAATCCTGAACCACATAAATACCGTTTTCAGATGTTGTTGTCTGGTTTTTAACAAGAACACGGTCTCCTGTTGCAAGTGTTACTCCATCAAGAATGTCTCCATTTTCAAGAGCATTTGCAAGGTTAACGTTTGCTGTTGTTGCTGCACGAGCAGCCTCATGAATATGTAGACCTTCTGTTACTGAGTCTACGTAAGCCTTTGTAGCAGCATCTGTTGAATCTGTTGGTGTTCCAAGACTTGTAATCTTGTATGTTGCCATACTAACATTACCAGTTGGTGCTCCAACAGCATTTAATGCAAATTCTGCAGGGTCTACAGAAATTGCTCCTGTTGTATCGTCATAGTCAAGACCATTACCTACAGAGTTACCAATAGCATCTTGTGCTCTTTCATCTGTAAAGTACTTGTTTGTTGAACCTTCTGCAATATCATCAGATCCAAGAGTACGTGAACCGCCAAGGGATGTTGATGTACCATTAATAGTAATTGCAGAGTTTGAAAGTTTTTCATTTGCAATTGATCCTGCAAGCATTGTATTTGTTACAGAACCTGTATCGCCACTTGTTACAACAGTACCAGTTACGCTAGGAATTGTAATTGTATGATCTGCTGTTGGGTCTGTAAATTGTACAGTAGTTTCAAATTCGTTTGCTGTTGAACCTTCTACAACAAAAGATCCATCAGAAAGTGTTAATCCTGATACTACTGGACCTGTAAGTGTTTTGTTTGTAAGTGTCTGAACTCCAGATTCAGTTACATATCCTGAAAGTGATGGAATATCAGATGTTAGCGCTACTGTACCAGTGCTTGTTGGCAATGTTAAGGTAGCAGCACCATTAGTAATAGATGATATTACTGGTGTTGTAAGAGTCTTGTTTGTAAGTGTTTCAGCACCAGCAATTGTTGCAAAGTCTGCATCAGTAAGTGCTGAGTTAAACTCAGAAATTGTACCTGTTACTGTGTTTGAACCAAGTGCAATTGATTTGTTAGAAAATGTATTTGTTGATGATGCTGAAACTGTAATATCAGTTGTAAGTGCTACTGTTCCTGATGCATCTGGAAGTGTAATTGTTCTATCTGCTGTTGGATCAGTTACTTGAAGTGTTGTCTCAAAATCATTTGCGGTTGCACCTTCAAACGTAATTGCTGTATCAAAAACACCAACTGCTTGTGGTGCTTTCCAAGCAATACCATTTGTTGCATTTGAATCTGCAGTAAGAATATAGTTATCTGTTCCTGCTGCAAGACGAGTTACGGTATCTGCTGCTGAAGCAACTAGTAAATCACCTTTTTGGTCTACTAATGCTTCTGTTAATATGTCGTGACCATTTACAGTTGCGGTTGATCCTTCAACTACTAGTCCCGCTTTTACTCTAAAGTCTTTTGTTACGGTTGCCATCTTTTATCTCCTTGGTTAGGCCTTTAATCCCATACGCATGTAGCGTAAGGTTATAGGTGTAATTCCCCCTACTGGAACAACAGTTAATGAAACCGTATTTCCAGCCCTTGAAACAGAGATGGTGCCAATATTCCCATCATTTTCAATTGTTGCATACTCACTGACAGATACTCCTGATCCATCAACTAGTATATTCATTTCTGTAGAGTAGTACTTATTTGCACCACCTGCTACATATTTTATGGAAATCATATATTTCATTGATCGCCATTCATCTGCGGAAAAATTATCAAAAATTGTTGAGTTTTCAATTCCATTAATTGTTAACTCATTGTTGCCATCTGAACCAAGATCTGTAGATCTAGCAGAAGTACTGTCAATTAAATCTATATAGTCTTCTTGTGTTGGACGGTCGCCAGTTTCAAATTTCGTTTTTACATTTGGGATTGATACTTTTGCCATGAAGTTATTATATCATTATTTTAAAGAATATAATTATTTATTCCAATTATTTGAAGACCAATTCCAGGAATGTTTGCATATGTTGAACCAATTCCAATAGTAGTAAATTTAACCCTAAATGGCAAAACCTCATTAATCTTTACGCCTCTTGCATTATAGATTATTTTAGATATTGGATAACCAACAGACTTTATTTTTTTTGCTTTATGGTTATCTGTATTAATTATAACAGCAGATGCCATTATGACTCACTATTTGTTACGTCTTCAATAACCTTCATTGTGCCTCTGGCTACCGTCCAAACACGACTTTCATCACTTAATTCAATATCAAAAATGTCGCCAGTCTCTAACAATACAGACTCATTTGCAGTAAGAAAAACCGTGAACTCTCCAGCATCATCTATTTCTGTTGGAACTGGTTCAAGTTCAACAATTAATTCTGCGTCATCTGTAAAATCACCTGGCTTTGTATTTGGACGTTTAATTTCCATTGCAATTGTCCAGTCTTCAATTACTAATGGATCTTTATTATCATCTGTTACATAAACACGAAACGAAGCGGTATCTCCACGAACAATTGTCCATAAGACATTTGGTGGTGTTAAACCAACAGAATAAGAATTGGTGCCCTGACCTCTAAGAGTAGCCATAATTAAATCATTATACCACTAACTAATAATATTATTAATATTTTTTAGGGATATTTGACTTAAAGAATCAAACAATGATATAATTAATACACTACCGAAAGGTAGTTTTTGTTTCTAAGGAGGTAACACGAATGAGAAACATTGAAAAGAAGGTTTGGTTAGGATTACTATCTATTGTTGGTTTGGTTGCGCCTTTTAGCAATTCTGCCAATGCTTTAGACAATAATTTATTGACTAAACAGCCCGTAGAAGTCGTTCCAGCCCCCAAAGGGGCTTTTCTGGTTTCTAAGGAGAAAATACTAGAAAAATATGAAAATGCTCACAAACTAAGTGATGGACAGTTAGTTGAATTGTTAAAGGCTGTAGGCTTTAAGGGAAATTCATTAAGATCGGCATGTGCGATTGCTAAGGCTGAATCTAATGGACGACCTTTTGCTTTTAATGGTAATTCAGAAACTGGTGATAGTTCTTATGGAGTATTTCAAATAAATATGTTGGGAAAACTAGGTCCTGATCGTAGAGAAAAGTTTGACTTAAGTTCAAATGTTGAACTATTTAACCCAGTAATTAATGCACAAATAACACACTATATGACTAAGGGTGGGAAAGACTGGTCAGCATGGAGTTCTGTAAATGGAACACGGTACCAAGAATGGTACAACAAATATCCTTGTAAAGTCTAAAAATTATAAATAATACCCCCTTTAAGATAATTCTTTAGGGGGTATTTTTTTTATTTTAATTTTATATTAACAACTCTAGATATGTTGTTTTTAAATCTTTCAGAAGAGTAACCAAATGAAGGTGAGTAAAATGTTGGGAAAAATGGTGGAGCAAAGTCTGGTGAGTAAAATGTTGGGAAAAATGGTGGGAAGAATGGGAAAAATGGTGGGAAGAATGGGAAAAATGGTGGGAAGAATGGTGGGAAGAATGGACCAAATGAAGGTGGGGTAGTGGTTATTGGATCAGATGGATCTGAGACTAAAGAATTACCAATTGCATTTGTTGCATAAACAGTATATGTTTGTGAAGTTCCGCCTTCCTGAACAACCTCTACGCTAGTTGTTGATCCATTAACTGTACCACCTTTACCATCTGATGATGCCCAAGTGTAACTAGTAATTGTAGATCCACCATCTGCAGGAGCAGTCCAACTTACAGTGTCTTTGTCTACGGCTGTTGTTACAGTTGGTTTATTTGGTTTTGCTGGTACAGTACTATCTGCAATATTTATTCCAGCACTTGCAGAACTAGCCAAACCAGTGCCGTTAGCATTTATTGCAGAAATAGTAAAAGTATAAACTTGTCCTCCAGCAAAAGAACCTGTTGCTGTTATTGGACTAGTTGTTCCACTTCCAGTAGTTAATGAAATAGATGGAGATGATGCTATTATATAACTAGTGATTGCAGTTCCACCACTATTTGGTGAGGTAAAACTTAAACTTATTTCAGTATTGCTAACTTTAGTTGCCACACCAATAATAGGAGTTCCTGGAACAGTGGTTGCTGTAATTGAATTTGAAGCCACACTTGGTAAATAAGAACTTCCTAATGCGCTATTTCCTTTTGATGTAAAAGTATATGATACCCCAGATTGCAATCCCGTAACTGTTATTGGAGAAGATCCAGTGGCGGTAAATGATCCTGGACTTGATGTTACTGTATAATTTGTTGCTGGGCCACCTGTTTCGGGAGCAACCAAAGAAATAGTTGCTGCTCCATTATTAAATGGACGAGATGTTCCAACATTTGTTGCTGTTGGTGTTGCAGGATCTGGTATATCATCAATTGGTGTCGTATACTGCAATTTATTTAAAGATGCTTTTGAAATTGTCATTTTTAAGAAAGTTCAGATCCGTATGCTGAAAAAGATATATTACCAGTTGACGGATACACTAGAATTTTATCTGAAGCAGCAAGAGTTACTCCCATTGTCAAAATAATACTATCATTTGCACCAACTGTTGTTCCATAAACCAAATAATGTTTGTCTGTGGTAGTAGCGTCTGCTGATGGTCTTACTGCAATTCTAAAGGTGGCAGATGTTGCAGCACGATTACAAATTGCAATACTTGAAACTATTGATTGTGTTGCAGATGGGACAGTATAGAGAACTGCTTCTGTTGTTGCAGAAGGATTTGATTGTCCCAATATTTTATATGTATTTGCCATTTTTACCCCTAATCACATTCCGCCTAGCATAAGAGATACTGGTGTTGAATCAGTTACCACTGACGCCCAAGAAGTCATTGTACCATCTGTTTGTAAAAACTTTGTTTCATTTCCAGTTTGATTTGGTATAAAAGTAATCCAGTTAGAACCATTATAAAATTGTAATTCGTTTATAGTATTACCAAGTGAATTTTGTCTCAAAAAACATATCGTTCCTGCAGTTGGACTTGTTATAGAAGCATCTCTTGCTGTTGGATTTAAATAATTATTAATACCCTTTTTTGCAATAAAAGCCTCAAGAGTAGTAAAGTTAGAAAGATGTGTATGAAGGCCAGTCCATTCAAAAGTTCCAGAAATATCTGTCTTTCCAGAAACTTGATACCAAGTATCATCTGTTAAACTATATACATATGCTGCCTTACCGTCTGAATCAAATGATGTTGGCATTAAATCACCTGATCAAAAGTGCTGGTATCACCATTATATACATACATTTCAATTGGACTTGATCCTTTTTTAATCCATATAAGACCATTTGCTAAATTTGTTGATGGAGCGGTTGCTGTATAAACAGATGTTGCAGCATAATATCCAACTCCTGCTGATGAATCTTTATCTAACCAAATATATCCATCTGGTATTGTTTCAGAAAATGCTGTAAATGCTGCTGCAGTTGGCGCTGTTACACTTGCTCTAGAAATATCTCTTGCTGACTCTTCAAGAGTTGCATTATCATCTATCTGTTCCTGTAAATTATTTATAGTGTATGCAATTGATGGATTTAGTAATTGTCCTGAATCTGTTTCGGCGGTATCAAAATCATAAGATCCATAATGATATGCCTTTAAGGCATCCTGAATATTTGCATCATCAACTAATGCTGGAATTTTAGTTGGTACTAATACCCCTATATTTTGTACAGCCATTTAATCACCTCTATAAAGATTATACCATTTTTATATTAAACTATAGATATAAATAAGTGTACATTTTTGTTTCCAGTTAATGCAGACCAACTACCTCCACTATATTGAACTGCGTCAAAATTTATTACTAAGTTTGTTCCAGCACCCGCTAAAGCAGGAATCTCCATTGATGCTGCAATAGGGCTTGTCCCCTCAATCTTAAACTGAATATTAAAGTTTGAGGCGGTAAGAGGAGATCCAGTAACATTTACTATATCTAAAATTGGAATAGTTATGGAACCTGCTCCAGAAACAAACTCAATTATTTCTATGGCAGAATAAATTGCTGGATTGATTTTTAAAACTTGTACCCAGGCGTTTCCTCCTGGCTGAGAAGTATACTGATACATATATGAATAATTTTCTCCTGGTGCTATATTAATATACATATCATTTAAAATTAAAGTTTGTCCTAAAATTACCCCATTATTTGTTTGTGAATTTGGCTCTCCAGAACCGACAATAATTTTACTACCACGAGTTCCCTGTGGACCAATATCAACTAATACATCAATGGTTTCTGGTGGACCTAAGACAACAATATTTTCGGTATTTAATAATACATCAACCATTATGAATCGTCTGCCCCAGTAATATCATCTGTTACGGTTATGGTTCCAGTTAGCAATGTAAATACCAATGTTGCACCAGAATCTATTTGAACATCGTATACATATGTTCCAGCAACAAGTCCTTCCCCTGCTCCTGGTAAAATTGTACAAGTAACTGTGTCTGCACTACCATCAACTATTGCCTGCATTTCATATTGAGTTTGATTTTCTCCTCTTGCATTGGCAATAAAAAATTGTGCGTTATAACCAGTTAAATCAAATGCTGAACCGTTTGCTGTTTTTGGTCGTATTACAAATTCAGCAGTGTCGCCACGGTAATAGTTAAAATTATAAGTTCCTGGAAATGCCATTTTTCCTCCTATAACATTATACCACTATGATACTGATATATAGATACCATTTAAAATAAAAGAACTTTCATTGTCTGTTCTAATTTGAGGAATTCCTCCGTGATTTTTAATTTTATCATTATCTATAAAAATGGTTTGGCAATATGAAAGGTCATACTGATATTGATATTTTAGTAACCCAGCATATCCTACTGGAGATAAAGACTCATTTTTTAAAAGAGTTCTTATCCAAACCTCAGTATTGTTGGAATATGTTTCTATAGAAAAGTCATACCTAACTTCTACCTTTGCCCCAACCTTTAAAGTCTTTAAATTGATATTTCTTGTTGTTTCATTTAACAAAGAAACGGATTTATTTGGAAGATAGGTCTCGTTAGACTTATCTTTATCAATTGTTAAAAAAAATGAAACCCATCCATCTTCGCCCCTTTCTGGTCCTAATCTATCTGCTGTTGTGCTCTTATTTGCATAATATGCCCATCCAGGATATTGGCCAGATGGACTATCATAACCTTCCGCACCTTTTCCTGGATCACCTTTTTCACCTTTTGGCCCTTGTGGACCTTGAATTCCTTTTTCACCCTTTTCGCCCTGTGGTCCTTGAGGCCCTTGCGGTCCTATTGGTCCTACTTCTCCTTTTTCACCCTGAATTCCAGGAACAGCAATATATTCAATAGATTTTGTCTGTTCTATCGTTTCGTTATATTTTTTCTTTTTACTTGGAAAGTCCATGCTTTTTGTCATTTTAATCCAAGTGTTACTTTATCTTTGTCTTAAAAACCTTTTTGCCAATTTTAATAATTGGTGGAATATATGGGGTTGGAGTAGAAACCTTTACAACTGGCATTATAGGCTTCCCGCAGAAGTGATATTTCCAAGCACACAGATTGTTCCAACTACTGGTGTCCAGATTATATCTTCTTCTCCACTACCACCAGGAATTTTAACTTGGAGATCAAACGGTAGTTCGGCTACCACTGATTTATATTGATTTCCCCAATTTATAGTGGTTTCTGATGAAGCAGAAATTATGACATATCCCGATGAATCGGTTACTGT